ACGGATAGGTTAATCGTGATATCCTCGTCACCGAACATATCAAGTTCCTGGTCTCCTACGAATAAAGTTACCTTATTTCTCATCGGATGTTATTTCGGATATCCCAAGCGATTTCAAACGACAAGGTGTAGTTTATCATTTTTTGGTTTACCTCCTTTTGGTAATCCACTCCAGAATCTTGCGGGTTAACCGTGAACTCGGTTCCTTCGTAGTTGATGGATACCTTTTCGCTCATTAGCAGCTCACGGATAACGTCATCGTAATTCTCTTGCACCCAACCCGTGTTCAACGTGATAACCTCTGTGCTATTGACGTCAAATCTACGCTTCTGCATCGTCTGCGTAAGCGATTGGGGTGTTGTTGCTGATATGTTGATTTGTGGCATATACTGCTCGGAAGTAAAGTTACCTGAACGGGTAGATACCTTAAAGCAGGTTATGTAATCAACTACACCAAACTTGTTGATGAACGATACACGTACCGGGGTGTACTTCGGTTCGCATACCTGCTCCACCGTGTAGGTGACTTGTGGTGTTACGGCATCCGTTCCAAATCCAACCTCGAAGGTATCGTTTAGCACTACGGCAGAACTAGCAGCAACCAAGAACGCCTGAGCATTGGTCTTGTCGTAAGGGATGTATACGATTCGGGTGTTGCTATTGTTACCAGGTGTGTAGTTCGCTACACTTACCCAAGAACCACCAACATTCCGATAAAAGAAATACATCCGGGCAGGTAAGTAAATAGGCAAGGCATAGTCAACGTCTGTGATATACAATCTGCGGGGTGTTACCATCCGTCCGGTGGTGATTGTACTACCTGCCACCTCTTGGTACGTTAGCCAACCATCCGTAACCAAAAACGATTGACCACTTTGAATTAAACCTGAACCGGGTGTACCGGCATCTACGTATTCGGAGGATAACGAGAACTTACACCAAACGCCTTCGGTTGTAGACAATTCGTAGTTATTGGTGGTACTGGTTTTTAGTACAGAAGCAATCTTCTCACGGATTAACTCGCTGATTTCAAACGTAATAGGCGCATCGCTGATAGATTCCTTGAACAACGTGTAGTCTACTGCTGGAGCGCTTGTCCGGTCACCCGTAAAGATTCGCAGGGTAAGCGTAGCGTTAATCAGTCCATCGGTACCTCCGGCACCTTTGGTCAACGTGATAAAGATTGGTGACCTTGCCATTTGTGGCGTGGTCGGGAATGTTGCAACAGGTATAGCCATTATTTACGTGTAAATGCTTGGAAGTCTTCCGGGGTTAATTCAAATGCCTTAACAATATCAGGCGGTAGTTTGGCGAAGTTCATTTTGAACGGTGCGCTAAAAAAGTAACTCGGTTTGATACCATTGTTGTACACCGACTTTGCGATAGCCCATTGCAGACTCTTGCGTGGGACAAATCGTCCGTTCTTATCTCTAACTCCCTCCAGACCTTTACGCACTACCCATTGAGCAAATGCCTTAGGTGGTGGCATCTTGTTGGTGTATTTGTATGGGGTGTTGAACTTTCGCTTTACGCCACTAACTCCCTTGTCCTGGTACTCGCCATAATCCTCCATCGAGAACGTGAGAGAAAACGAGTTTGGGCCAACGGATAAGTCATAGTCTAAAGAGTTATAAAGCTCCTTTGTGCTATTCTTTTTCTTTTTGGTAAGGTTCTGCCTCGCCTGTTGGATTACACGCTTTGCAAATCGCTCTAATGCAGCTTGGACAAGTTCCTTGCGTGGCATTAGCAGATAGAGATTTCCGTGTTTGGCACAATCATATCAAATGTCAGATTCCAACCGGTGAGCAAGTTCTCAAATCGCTCCGTAAACGGCTCGCAGGTAACGTCACCTTCAATCTCGTACTTGTCCGTGTATAACGTACCTCTGCGTAGTTGCGACTGCAATCCGTTTAGAATAGCAAGAGTCGTATTCAGAATGTCTTGTTGGTTATCCACGCCAAAGAACGGCTCGTTCTGATTGCGTATATCCTGCTTCGTTTCGTCCACAATGTCCATACACAACACCGATACGTTAAAGCGTATTACGTGGTCTGCGAATGTCGCTTGGTTAACCATAATGTGCGCCAGCGGGAAGATGGTCTGCTTGTTCAGGTCAACATCGAAGATATCACCAAAGGTCACCACCTTCACCAAGGGGTGTGATGATAGGTAATCGTTAATCTTTTGGGTGGCTAAATAAAAACTTCTCATCGTTTCATCATTGCTAATTCAATATCATTCTTTTCTTTTTCAAACGTCAAATACGTTAAAGCTTGGTGGACGGGAAGTTTAGTAACGTCTCCAAATTTGAGGACATCTCCATCAGCAAGTGCATGGATTGATACCATCCCCACTTTTGTCCGAACTGCGCTTCTCTTGTGTAGGGGTTGTCTGTTGTTTGGCCAAAGAGCGCAACGTATGTGTTGCTAACACGTTCCCTAAACGATAAAAAAAAACCAGCGCTCCAAGCACTACCGAAGCGGGCATCTCTTTCATTATCTCGTCTCGCTCGTCTGTTGCCGTGTACGGTTCAATATCGTAGCGTTCCCCTTTCTCTTTTGTTACCGGGCGGTACAATACGGACATTGCCTTATGCATTGTTGCCCAATCCGAAATGTAACTATCAAGGTCTACAAATTCGCCTAACGAGATTTCGTTAAGGGCAGGAATGAATCCGTACTTGGTTCCGTTCAATTCAATAAACTTGGTAAGACCTGGCTTTTCGGATAGGGTCTTGGCCAATGTGTTTAGTACGTTGACGGCATCCACCAAACGTACGTTGGGCAGGTCGGAGAATGGAACATTGCAGAAGATTTCAAGCATCTTCATTTGCTTGAACTCACCTTCGCCTTCAATACGAGCGAAGCGCTGATATTGGTCTAGCGTGATTTCATCAAGCGATGTTGGTACTATTAATTTAAGTTCCATACGTAAATAACTCAACGGATAGAATACCTACCGTAGTTTGGTTTAGAAAGTTTATTATAGACGGCATAACGGCTGGCATCCAATGCGTGGTTCATTACGTCAATGGGCTTGTTAAGCAAGTTGCCGTTCTTGTCCTCCGTCCATTTGTAGTTCTGCAATTCTTTAATTAGATTGTTGCTTCGGGATGTTGCAAATATCTTATGCCGCTTCAGGATGTCAATACCTGCGTTGATTGAATCTTGCCCTTTGGCCGTGGGTTTAATGTTCCACCCGAATCGGTGCAGCTCTTCAATGGATTTTGGTTCTGCACTATCCGCAAAGATTTCATCCCTCCGGTCAAGTCCTAACGATTGCAGGTGGTGGTGAAGGTCACGGTTGGTCATACCGGTACGGTAGAGCAACTCGTCCAGGTATAAGTTATCCCCGTGTTGGTAGACTGCCACAAGGGCGCTGGGGTCATTGGTGTAACCAAAGTCAAGTCCATAGCTGATAAGTTTTGCGTCTGCTGGTATTTCGGATTGTCCGAATTGAAAGATTGTCGCTCGGCTCATACCACGTTCACCCAAGCCGTAAATACGCCAGTAGTCTTCGTCCGTATCCCTCAGGCGTTCTATCTCGTCTACAATCGACTTGTCAAGAAACGGGTTGTCCTTGTAGGTGGATTGTATGTACGTTACGTCATCACGGGTTAGGAGCTTGTCATAAATCCAGTGAAAGGAATCTGACGGGTTGTAGTCAAGCCATATCTTGCCAGTTGTACGTACAAGCAACTGGAAGAAGTCCTCCCAAGACAATTCGTTTGCTTCGTTGCAGAATAGGTAATCACGTCTTGCTCCCCGTTTCTTTTGTGGTTGGTCAAGCGACAGGAACTCAAACAGGTTTCCGTTTAATGAATAGGTGAAGTCACTCTTGTTGTGCTTGGACTCGTCATAGAGGTTCATATTCCGAAGAATCTCCATAAAGTCACGATAAGCCGTCATCTTCAGAGAAGGCAACGACTTACGCACAATAGAGAAGACCTTTCCCTTTTCTTGCATTGCCAATACGATTAGCATCTGCAAAAGAGAATAAGTTTTGCCCGAGCGGCTGCCGCCTTGGTTAACTACGATGCGGGTTGGTGCTTCGTAGTTACGCTCGAACAGTTCACTTGTTTTTATCTCCAGAACGGACAATTTCTACTTTGATTTGGGTTAGCTCTTCCGAGACCTCGTGTTTGTTTTCGACTCTTGCCAGCTTGGGCGTGGTGTACTCAGCCATCTTACTCAATAGGTCAAGTGCTGCCTTCGGGTCTTCAGCTGCTACGTCACTCAACCAGATGGTCATATTCTCCAAGTTGTCCTCGATTAGCTTTTGGAACGCTTCTCGAATCTTGTTGGTGGTCTTGTTTGGTGTTCCCGCTGGGCGACCTGAGTTGCCTTCAGCGAATCTTCCTTTGCTATCTTTCATAATCCGTTGATTTCCGTAGTTTTCGGTTAAATAACCAATCTTTCTAAACGAATGTCGTTGAAGTCGTGGATATTAAAGTTGGTTGTCATATCCTCGTGCAGTTGCATCGCTATGTCAAACGCCTTCTCTTTTGTTAGTTCTCGTATTGCCTTATTCCAGTCTCCTTTGTGAGCAACCTTTACACAGTTCTTATCTGTTAGGTGTTTGGCGTATGGTGCAACGTCACTTACAATTAACGCACAACCTGAGAATCCTGCTTCTACCATTTTTAGATTCGATTTGCAGCGATTAAACTCACTTGGGATAAGTGGAGCAAGTGCTACATCAAATGCTTGGTACATTGCCCCGTATTCGTTCGGAGGCATTGTTTGGAGTTTGTATCTTGCTCGGCTGGCCTCAACGTAGCCTCCAATGTCAGCAACATACGATTCAACTACGGAAAGGTCTATGTTGTTCTGTACAAGGTCTGGCAGGTGACTGATGCCCGCAACGTAACCGAAGCGCATCTCTTCCGAAGGCTCTCGGGTGATTTGCCATTGCGGGTCGGATGGGTCAAGGCCGTTTGGAATGATAACTACGTTCTTATTTATCTTGCGAATCTTGTCGGCTAAATACTTCTGTGTTGTCCATACCTCATCAGCAAAGTACATCGAGTTTCTTATACGGTGTTCAAGTCCTGCTTTGTCATATGTTGGTTTTGACGGGTGGTCTAATGCCAAGTGCCACCAGTCGTCGTTGTCAATGATAACCTTTTTCCCAGATTGCTTGCAGATGGCGAAGAAGTTGGCGAACGACTCACCAGAGAAAGGAACAGCTCTGGAGAAGATAACGTGCGTAATGCCTTCCCAGTTATCGGGTTGGATTTCCTGCTTGTAATTGATTATTTTAAAATCAATAAGCCCCTTCTCCTTTAGTAGGGATAGGGGCTTGTAGATGCGGTGGTAAACAACGCCAGAGTTCTCGTCTCCAATGCAAAGGATGTTCGGCTTCATCTTAGGTAGTTATAGTAACAAAGATAGTCGTTGAGCGTCTTAATCTTTGGGTTCCTTGCCATTAGTGCTTGGGCAAACAATCCGTCTCCTTCGTATATGTATTCGAATCTTGCTTTACCGATAAACCCAATACGAACCATATAGGACGCGGTGTCCACGTTGCCGATTCTGGGCGAGGTTGTGGCGTACAGGCGTGGGTCTCCGTTTCGAAAGCATTGCGCCCAGTTGATAAAGTCCTCCGTGCTATCCTTGACGGCTTCGTACCAGTTCGGATGTATTACGTTGTCGTCGTCTAAGAAGTAAACGTAGTCGTTGTCGCTTGCTGATGCTTGCAGGTAGTCGATTGCCAAGTTACGGAGTGGGTGTCCCCAAGCACCGCCGAGGTTAGAGCGGATAACCTTTACGCCTTTTGGTACGTTTTTCTTTTTAGTGGAGTAATCCATAAAGACCGTCCAAGTGCAGCCAGCGGGAATTGTCTCCCGTAGGTGTTCGAGGTTCTCGGGTCTTGAGCAAGGGGTGACGATATGAATCATAATTTATTGTATTAATATCCATCGAATAAGGTTAAACCTTATTTGGTAGATATGAATCATTGAGGTATTTTCTTTAAATGTACGGCCTTCAAGAAGTCCTTGGATAACTCAACACCAAAGTCGGCTTCGTGGTGGCACTCACGGCAAAGAGCCATAAGGTTTTCTATTACGTCTCGGCTCTTGCTCCCACCCATACCGCGTGGTTCGATATGATGTATGTCCACGGCCCTTCGGCCGCACACTTCGCAGCCCAAAAATTCAACCGGGCTTATGCCCATCGCTTGGAAGTAAATCTTCGTGTGCTTCTTCATAATGTTCTCCAGAATTTCCGTTTCTTATAATAATGCGGAGGCGTTTCTCCTCCTCGTCTTCTACATAGGTATAGTTTGCGCAGCTCATAAAGTGTAAAGTGAAATGGTCACATTTTGTAAAGTGATAGATATATCGTTCATTAAAGTATTAAATCGCACTTAATGATGGTTTTATCAATCAAGGTTTAGGTTGTTGTCCGACATCAGTTCCCGCAGTTGTTCACGACAGGCATAGTAGGCTTTCAGTTCCCCTTCTGACATTCCGTCTGGGGCGTACTTCGTTTTGCCCCTTAGCCATTGGTCCATATCCCAAAGCACTGAGTGCATTCGGTGTGCGGATGTTGCCAAGTCGAACTCTATCTGGTCGTCTGGCAGATTGTATTCAATGGTCGCTTTCAT